CTATAAGTCAAGCAAATCCTGCTCTGACCAGATTTCGATACCCAATTCTTGAGCCTTCGTTAATTTACTGCCTGCTTCTTCACCAGCTACAACAAGATCTGTTTTTTTAGAAACAGAACCCGACACATTAGCACCAAGCCGTTCCAATTTTTCCTTTGCTTCAGTTCGTTTCAGACTTGTCAATTTTCCGGTAAGGACAACGGTTTTCCCAGATAAGATGCCGTCAGTATTAACTGTACCCAAATAAGCAAAATTGACTCCCGCTTCTTCCAGTTCATCCAGTAAAATCTTTGCTCCATCTGTCTCAAAATAAGTTACCAGCGCCATTGCAATGACGCCACCAAGAGATGGAATCTCAGAAATTTCCTCCTGTGAAGCGTGGGATAATGTTCGCAAATCACCAAAACGTTCTAGTAAGAGTTTTGCCGCTTTGCTGCCCACATGTCGAATACCCAAACCAAATAATAGCTTTTCAGCAGAGTTGTGACGACTATCAGAAATTGCAGATACAATTTTTTGCGCTAAGGTTTCCTTCACTTTATCCAGTGTAAGTAAATCTTCTACTGTAAGATGGTACAAATCCGCCACATCCGTGACTAATTTTTTATCAAAAAGTTGTGCAATAACTGATGGTCCTAAGCCCAGTATATTCATGGCTTCACGACTAGCAAAATGTATCAATTTTTCACGCATTTGTGCGGGGCATAGTGGGTTGACACAGCGGAGGGCAACCTCATCTTCAAAATGCAATAAATCTGAGCCACATTCAGGACAATGCGTTGGGATTTCTAAGGGTTTTAGCCCCTTTGGTCGCTGATCCAAGAGGACTTTACCGACCTTTGGTATAATGTCACCTGCTTTATAAATCAACACGTGATCCCCAATCCGTATGTCTTTTTCTCGAATGTAATCCACATTGTGTAAAGTCGCACGCGATACCGTAGTTTGAGCTAATAAAACAGGTGTCATATTCGCCGTTGGAGTAACGACCCCCGTCCGGCCAACAGTCCAATCTACCGATAAGAGTTCTGTCTCTGCCTCTTCGGCTGGAAATTTATAAGCAATCGCCCACCGCGGAGCTTTCACAGTAAAACCAAGTTCTTCTTGAGCCGCAAGATCATTAACTTTAATGACCACCCCATCAATGTCATAAGGCAAGGTTTCACGCAAGCGTGTTGCCTCTTCAATAAACTGCCAAATCTCTTCCATATTTCGAGCAAATTGGCGCTCTGGATTAACCTGAAAACCGAGTGCTTCAAAATACTCTAAGACTTCTTCTTGAGTATCATTCGTTGCAGGGCTTGCTTCTTGATAAAGAAAGGTAGCTAGACCACGCTTGGCTACAACTTTTGTATCAAGCTGACGCAGAGTTCCAGCAGCCGCATTTCGTGGATTAGCAAAAGGAGCTGCCCCTTCAAGTTCACGCTCTGCATTAAGTTTGGCAAAACTTTGGCGCGGTAAATACGCTTCACCACGCACCACGATATCAATAGGTTCAGTCAACTTTAAAGGAACATCTTTGATTCGTTTGACGTTTTCTGTGATATTTTCGCCAATCGTTCCGTCACCTCGTGTCGCCGCTGTAACTAAAATACCATTCTCATAATATAAAGAAAGAGATAAACCATCTATTTTGAGCTCACAGATGTATTCAGGATGGTCAAGTTCCTTACGCACTCGTGCTTCCCAAACCGCCAACTCTTCCCGCGAAAAAACATCTCCTAAACTGTATAAGTTGTAAGGATGACGAAATTTCTCAAAACCTGATAGGACTACTCCACCGGTTCGGTGGGTTGGAGAATCTGTTCTTACAAGCTGAGGATTCTCCTCCTCTAACTTCACAAGCTCCTGATAGAGCCGATCATACTCGCTATCCTCAACGGAAGGTGTATCTAGCGTATAATATTCATAAGCATATTGGTTCAGTAACTCAGTTAGCTCATTAATTTTTGACTCGATATTCATAGTACTATTTTAACATAAAAAGAAGACCCCAAGGGTCTACGGAGCTATCCAAAATAGTAAATTTATCCTTTATAGAAGTTAGTTTTAAAACTTTTTTGAAAGTTATACTACTTAAAAACAAAATAAAAAACGCTCCTAGGAACGTTCTATTCGAAAAATATTAAGGCGGCGATCGGATTTGATAGCTCTTATATATGAAGGTTTAAAGCCTTTTTGTCCCTAATTTGTCCCTATAAAACAAAATAAAAACCGGCAAAAAAGTCGGCTGCCTAAGGTTAAGACTAAAATAGTATACCACAAATCAAAGCAATAAAAAAGCCCTGACCGAAGTCAGGGTTATTTTTAAAACTTAATAAATTGTGCAGGGTACATTGTATTCCATAGCGCGAATTGTTCTTTTGTTTTCGTGTGCGTTGGAATATCTTTACCAGTTACTTCTTTGTAGGTTCCTTTGTAGTGGTCCCATGCTCGTGCTGCTTGACCTGAGCCAGATTTCTTTTCCGCAAATACGATTGTTTTTTGTCCATCGAAAAGATAAGTGGCTTTGTTATTTGGGTCAGATACATTGAATGCATAAATCATTGTTGAGTTCTCCTTTGTTGGTTGATTTAGTGTGTAGTTGATTGCGGATGTTGAATCATCGTTATTCGATTGATTAGAATTCGATACCCCACCAATACCGTTTAATAAGTCTTTGGCGAGTTGGTCTTTGCTAATACCAATGCGTGTTAAATAAGCGTAAGGGTCTTGATGATCTCCCCAAAGGTTATCAGAAACCCATTTATGAGTTTTGATACCATTTCCTGCTTCATCAAGAGTAAGAGGGATGCCGAAAACTTTTGCTTGTTCACGCACAGCGTTGATATAGTTGATATATGAAGAACGTTGTTTAGCTGGGTCTGAATAGTGAGAGAGTTCGATTTGGAATGGTGAGCGTTCATTAGCTGGACTCCCTGCACCATAAGCGACATATCCAGGTTCTCCCACCAAGTACACTTTATCCCAACCAGCAATGGCATGAGTATAGGCATTTTGCCAGTTATTGTGCATATAACTCGCTTCATTTTCAGCACTGTTATCACCTTGGTTATTGTCATTGGCAGTATCGTGAATTACAATATATTGATTACTCGCCTTTTGTGACGAACCTTGACCTGGGCCGAGTTGGAACGTTTTATCATAAATTGTCATTTATTCCCCTTCTTTTTTATTATTAACTAGGCTTGCTGTATTATCTCCAATTCCTAAACTTGCGATTGACGTTAAAATAGAAATTAAAGTCGCAAATCCTGCAATACTTAATGCTTGAATCCAGTCAATACCAATTAATCCTGTGGCACCAGCACCCAAAGCACCAATCATTGCTTGGGCAAATGTTTTAATCGCACGTTCTGCTAAATCTTTAAAAAATGTTTTCATGTTCTTTCTCCTTTAAATATGTCTTCTGGTGCTGATCACTCGTAAATTTGTCGGGCAATCGTGCTAGTATTAATTTATTCATTCAATCAACTCCTTATACTTTCCCAGCATATAATTGGCTTGTATACAGTTCCAGTGCACCATTGAAATACATTCTGGGTATAACATATTCAGCTTGCTCAGGAACGATTAACTGACGGCTAAATATCCACGCCCATGTGGTTGCTTTAAAATCAGATAGCTGAATACTGTCTGTAATTTCATTAAGCTTATTACCGTTTGCATCATATGCAACCAATGAAAATGGACCGATTGCACCACTCGCCGTGCTTTCAAGATATGCGTATAGCCCCATTGATAGGATTTGCCCCGCCTGCACGCTAATCTTTGTAAAGTCAATATAGCCTGTTCCGTTAGCTTCTAGCTTGATGTGTAAGCCTTTAGTGAAATCACCACCGTTAGGAAGTCCAGATGTTAAATACTCAAACGTAGCTGTTCCATTTGTATCTGTCCATGTCATACCGTTAAAGCCATCATGAAAATCAGCGTTGTATAATTGACACAGGTTTCGTGAGACTACCGTAGAATAGCCATTTTGATAATATGTGTCAGGGTCACCCATAACATTCACATTGTAATCACACAAGCCACCATAGCTTCCTAGCTTTTGTTGCTGAACCGTGACGTTTGCTGACTTCATAGATAGCAGCATGATTCCTTTGAAGATTGGGTCAACCGCTGGGTCTAATATAACAGTACCAAACACGTTTACTTTTGGCTGATTGTAATACCATTGGTCAGATGGGTAGTCACTCTTCACCACCACGTCATTGCCTTCAAAATGCCCACCTAAAATGTTGACATTAATAATCGTGGAGTTTAATTCTATTGCAGTAGCATTAAAATCGAACGAACTATTTGTAAAGTTAGCATCTACTGGAGAATTAATCTTAACCCCCACAGTTGTGCAGCTTGCAATAACGCAATGTGAAAATTCAAAATTCTCACCAGAATTAATTGAAACATTATTAGTATCATCGCCAAAACGAACGCCTGTGTTGCCACCCTCAAAGTGACACCCCATAAAGCAGCCCAAATAATTGTCTTTAGTATTAATCTTAACAAGTGTGTCAAAATTAGAAATTGATAGTCCAGTCAGACGATACCGCCCCAAAGGATTGGTATCGCCTAATGATGTTGTGCTTCCTAGCACTAACCCTGTTCCTGTGTAACTACCTTTTTTAGATGTTCCTTTAAGATATACAGTTCCTGAACTACCATCAATCAAGTTACCACGTAGATATTGTTGACTTGGAAAATTAAAAACATAGTCCTTGGCTGCGTCATCTTGCGCAATGGTTAGGACGGTATCAGTTGACGCAATTGGCTGAATAACAACTGTCCCCAATGGCTTTAATCGAATCACTGTTGACATGGTTAGATTAGATGCCTTATAAACCCCACCAGGAATTACAACGGTGTATTGCGTTTTAAGCGCTGGTTCAGCACTTAACGTCTTGGCCTTTGCATAATCGAATGCGGCTTGAATAGCATTAGAATCATCAGCTTGTCCATTTCCAACCGCACCAAAATCTTTGACGTTAAGCCCACGATTATTTAGGTCTTCATTAATCTTGTTAGCTTGATTTTGTAAACTCTGAAATGCAGGTAAACTAATTAACCCAGCGTTATCAATAGTCCCTGGATCACCTTTTTCGCCTTTTGGTCCAACTTTTCCCTCTGGTAGGTTATCAATAAGTTCTTTGGCTAAGTCACTAAACTGTTGCTGGAATTCGCCTAAAGTAATTGATGAAATCAAGTTACCGGAAATATCAGTAGCGTTTTGATTGATATGTAACTTGACGAAACCAGAATCAGGATAAATCTCATAGCCGCTTGAACTGCTTAACCACAACTCTAATAAGTAATTACCAACAGGTAAGTCACTCAAATCACCAGAACTAATCACAATATGTTTATCGACCCATTTTGCTGAAACACTTTTGAGGTAGCCGACATCAGCTTGTTTAATTTTGATAGTGGCTGATAAAGTGCTGTCACTGATAATCATACCGTTTTGTGATGCTCTAAAATTTAAGTCTGTCTCATTATCTGCGAACTTAAAACTAGTCACATCTAGTGTTAATATTTTAGCCATAATCCCTCCTTTAAATTATTTTAGTAATTATATATCCAATAATAGTTACGGCAAGAGTAAGCATAAAGCCCCAAGCCCACTTATTATTGGATTCCATTTTTTCTATAAGTTTTGCATTTGATTGGGCTATTAAAAGTGCTCGTTCTGCTTTATCCCGGACTGTTTCATAATTATCCAATTTTGTTTCAATTCGAGCTAATCGTTCGAGCACTTCTCGCCATGCTTGCTCCTCCATAACCCCTGCTTTCTAATAATTGATACTCCAATATTTTTTCCTTTCATAATAAAAAGCCTTCCCAGACTTTCTCTCCATAATTTAATTTGATGTTGGCCATGGATCATTTGTCTTCCACGTTGCGTAACTTTGGATATATCGGTTATTAGTGAAGGCTTCATTCGTTAAGTAGGTTTTGCCATCATTGTCTAATCTTAAAATCATCGGATTATACAAAGTTGAACCATTATTTAATTCAAATTTTGCTAACGCACGAGAAATTGGCCTATACCCACTAGGAATTGTAATTTCTGCATCAACCTGTTCATGCCCTTCAGCACTTGAGATAATCTGACGTATGGTGACAAGTTCGACATCGTTGCCTGTACGTCTTAATGTTAAAGTTATATTATAAATTCCTGTAATTGTTACAGTAGATGTTTTAAACATCCCATCGTTAAGTAAGTTAAAATTCGCTTGAATTGTTTCTGCTCCATTTTGCATTCCACGAAAAATTTTTGCTATATCAACCATTTAATTCCTCCTATTTCTATTAATTGGTTAGTGTTGTTTTAAAAGCAACACTTTCTGACTTGTCACTTTCAATATTGTCATTTATTTGATTAACCTGTACATTGTATGTTGTGCCTGCCTTTAGATTTTCCAAATTAAATGATTGAAGTTTACTTCCGCCTACTGGCACACCATCTAAATAAACCCGATACTTCATTTTATCCCAAACGTACTTGCTTGAGTCCGTACTAGAAACCGGGTTAGTATCAACGTAAGTCCCTACATACTTCGGCCAGTCAGCAGTTGTGACTTCACTAGCTGATTGCATGTATGGAGTAGTGATTGAGCCTTGCTCTAATTTTGGATATTTAGTTCTAAACACTGTTTGAACATTAGAAAGTGCGTTATTAACGAGAAATTGAGCACCTATCGTTTTAACATCGGTCGCTGTAACTTTATACGAGAAAGATATGTAATGATACTGATTATCATTCGGAATTGTAAAAGATTTTGGATATACATTTGTACTATTTCCTCTAGTAACTAGAGTTAGTCTGAAATCTTGAAATGCGTAAGAACTCATATTTTTTACAAATGCACTTATGGTGTAAGTTTCTCCAATATTGGCAGAAACTCCTTCTTGCCATAGCCCAACTTGAACGCTACTAGACGGCGTTAGCGATGAAATAAAAGCCTTCTCATCTGTCGCTAGACTAATTTGTGAGCCTCCAACATCTTTCCAATTTGAATTTATAGGCGCTTGTGCATTCGTTCCTTGCAGCAAGTTCAAATTAGGATAAACAGTTGTGAAACCGTCCATGCCGTCTGCGCTGTTGGCGTAGGCGGTATGTAAATAATTTTTATCTGCCATATTATCCCCCGTTTTCCCACGAAATTTTTGCACTTGAAGAAGTGATATCAGAAACAATTAGATTAGTTGGTGGCTTCACTTTTTCAACATAGCCTTTGGTGATTGTTGCGCCCTCAATAACAAAACGCATAACCTCAGTTCCGTTGATTAACAACAGTTCGTTACCATTATTTACAACTTCTCCGCCCATTGCATAAACTGACGGAAGCTCAACATTGACTTTATTTCTGATATAGCTTAATGAAGAAGCTAGGTTATAAATTCGCTCTCCGCCAAATACTGGACCAGTATCAAATCCATTGGCTTCGGTTCCAATTGAATTTTTGTAATAAGTTACTTTCACATCCGGTTGATACTCTGAATCGTGCTCAATTACTACATTAAATCCGCTTGGGACTTTACGATAAATAATTTTATTGAGGTCTAAAACTTCCGCAAGTAACCGTCCTCCTGGATCAATTGATTCAAGGATTTCACGGTTTGCTTCCACAAACTGTACCCAGCTATTTTTACCATCTTCAATATACTTATTAAAAATTCGATAAAGCTCTTTGAAAGTCCACCAGTAATTTGAATCTTTGAAGGGTTGCGAATAAATAGATTTCTCAACAATATAGTTAAAAGTCCGAGTTGAGAATTGCTCAATCCACCGCTCGTCTTCTTGTTTTCTAAAGCTAAAATAAGCTTCGTTACGTCCAACCATTTGGAGTGCATTATCACTGGCAATATAGGTCAGTATCCCTTTATTCGCATCAAATGAAATGACTGCTTCTTCTGATATCCCTTGCCCTGTGGCTTCTTGCGCCATTAAACAAAAGAACGGTTGTAAGCCCTTGAAACTTTTGAACTGTCCGTTCTCTACAATCTGAGCAACAATGGCTTGACTATTGACATCCGCATGTCTTAGCTTAACAATGCCGATATTGTTATTAGGCTCTGTGGTGGACAGCGTTATAAAATGTTCTGTCATAATAGACCCTTTCTAAAAATTAATATAATCTCTCGCATTATGGAAATGAGCACTAGATGAAGGATAAAATTCATCCATAAATTGGAAATGACAATGCTCTCCCGTGCTTGGTCCTGTTGTTCCCATGAGCCCTATTTGTTGGCCTTGTTTCACGGTCTGTCCGGCTACGACATCTACCCGGCTCTGATGGGCATACCCTGTGTACATTCCGTCCGCATGTTTAATCACTGTCCAATTCCCATACCAAGAAAAATATCCTGGGTCAGCAGCACTGACAACTATTCCATCTGCTGAAGCAAGAATTGGAGTATTTGGGTTTCCATTAACCAAATCAATTCCATTATGAAATTCTTGTGCTCCAGTAATTGGACTTGTTCTCCAACCAAACTCACTTGTTACGGTAATAGGACTTGAAATTGGAGCAATATAACCTCCACCACCGCTTGGGATTCCAAGATTAACAAATTTATTGTACCATTCTTGAGCCCAAATGCTACGTTCTGGATGCGGATCCAATGGACGTTCAAAGTTCGATACAAATGCTTGTGCAGCTGTGTTAATATCCGTTAATGTCATGAATTGAGTCCAAGAATAAGGATAAGAACTTTTTGCAATCCATTGGCCGTTTGGTGCATGCCACATCAAGAGCTTGAATTGGGCTTTGATTGTGTCAGGATTGTCAGTCACTCCTGCTCGTGTCATGAGATTAATCATATAAACACGTCCAGAGCTAGCGCCTGAACTATCTGTCCATTGCCAAACTCCATAACCAAATCCAGGTGCGCCATTGCTTTCATCCGCTGTTGGATTTGCATCAGATTCACCCTGCGCATTCCCGAGTAATGCTGCAGCCGCTTGTTTAGAAAAGCCAGCTCCAATCGCCATTGCCCAGATTTGCCAGTACCGTTTATCACGGTCACTTGTGACTTCTGGTGGATATTTTCCATTCCAGCCACCGCCGCCGCCTCCAGAGCTTCCGCCAGAGCTTCCGCCATTTTTATCAATTTTAACGCCATTAACATAGAGATCTCTAGTATCTGTACGTCCACTAACATTGAGAATATTGGTTTCGATTTTATTAGTTACCTTGAGATTATCAACTTGAAGAGTTCCTCCTTTAAATCCATTTGTATCAATTTTGACTCCATTTACATAAAGATTTCCTTTAATGTTTACATCGCCAACAAAAGTTCCATCCCCTTTAAAGTTTGAATCACCAGCAAAAGTTCCAATACCAGATAGATTATATTTTCGATTCTCGGCTGTGCTATCTTCAGGTATTTCTAAGACACTTAGCAATCCTCCGTTTGAAGCTTTTGAAGATACTGCAAATGTATAACCTGGATTCTGAATGAGGTCAATCCCTCTTAAATCATTATTTTTATAGGTAGGAGCAAAGGCTACCATTTCTTTCTCAGAATCGCCTTCACGTTTCAAAAATTTTATTTTCCCATCATTAATTTGAACCACGAAATCTTCAGAAATTGATCTAATCTTTATACCTTCTAGCGTTCCTACTTTAATGAAATCAGCATTAAATATTCCGTCTAAAGTCCAAGCGGTTTTACTTTCTCCATTATGAGCATCCTTAATAGTGGTCCATTTTCCTTTATTACATTGCTTGAAAGAAATTCCACTGCTATTCTGAATCATAAAATACTGAGACTCGGAAATCTTAGGCCCGTCCATGAATACTTGTTCATAACTCTCTCGAGAGTTAGATACGCCTGCTTCAATACCATTGACTAAATAAATAGACCCACCATTTGCTCCAGCTCCTCGCACAATGTCATCGTTATATTTACCAATCTCTGTTGACTCATAAAATGTCGTTTTTTTATCATTAAGTTCTGAGACATTGCTCTGAACTTGTGATAACTGGCGATTAAGAGAGTTTCCACTTAAATTATCTCCTAGGCTAGCTTGAACTCTTCCAGTCGTGTAATCTGTTACAACTTTAAATACTCGCGTTTGATAATGATACCCACGATCTCCACGATGAATTGAAACCGTGTTACCGATTGAATCGGCTCCTAAAATTTCAGTGCTGAACTGGACCAAAGGGCGGCAATAGTATGCTAACTGTTCGTAAGTTTTTTGAAGTAATTCTGCTGGATCATCCACATCATCAAATACTACAACAGTTTTGCGTGGTAGCATTTTACCATTAGAGGGGATTCCATATTCAGCTGTCATCTCTGGGTATTCAATCCAGTTTTGCCCCTTAGGTTTGTCTAAGGGTTTGCCATCCGACTTTTTCCATTCAACGTTAGTAAACTCAGTTCTCCGGCCATAGCCATCTCCGACTTCTTCCCCTTTTCCTCGTCCTATTAGAGCCGTGACAATATTAGTACGATCTTGTTGTCGGACAATGCTTAAAACTTCCTCTCCATATTCAAATCTTTTGTTAGTTACTTTACCAATTTGTTTATAACAATTAATAATTTTTTTAGAGATTTTATTTCCTGATATTTCGACAGAAAAAGTAAACTCAGCTCCTAACTCTTGCAATGCCTTTAATGATTCTTTCATTGAAGTATAGTAAAAAGTACTTGATACTGTAGTTGTAGGCTCACAGACACCCAGCACCCAATCACAACCAGAATCATTAAGTAGTTGCTGAATCACATAAGAAAAAGACCTATTCTTAGGTCTTATATCTTTAATAATAAAATTATCAAGTTCATCAACTGCAAAATTTATAGATTCAAATGAAAGCTGATTATTATCGTCTTTTGTGTTTAAAATTCGATATAAAGAAAACCCCCGCTCTTTTGTATCATTGACAGCAATATAGCTCGCATCTTTAATTGTTCCATCAAAAGGTAAAGAAACTGAAAGGGTATCATTCATCAGTTCAGAAACGTTGTTTGTGATTTCTTTTGTCTGAACACATTCTATAAACTCATTAGAATCGTAACTTTTAATAACTTGTTGCATCTTATCTAGAAATAAGATATTACTCACTAAAGTACCGCCTTTCTATATTGAATCGTTAAATCATAGTTTGAACTTGAAAAATCTGTCCCAGTTGTCAGTCTGATATTTTTGAAATCAGAATCAAGGTCCAATAGGTTATTGTTTTTTTTCCCATTAATATAAGTATTGCCTGTTTGGAAATCAAATTCTAAAAGGTCACCCTTTTTAGCCTGTGATGATTTTAGGCGATAATTTCCGTCAGTTGAAAGTAATCCATCTGTCAGTAACTTGAATGATAGCTTATCCGGTTTAACTGGGTAAGGTAAAACTTCAATGACTTTATTTTTAACACTTTGAGTTTTTCCATGTTTAAATGGATCACTACAAAGGACAGTAAAACTTGAAATGATTGAATTAGTATCTCCAGCCACATTTTCTGCAGTCTGGAAACGGCCATAAAAAGTATATTCCAAATCATCATTAAAAATAATGGGAACATCTTCTTGACGAATCAAGAACGCCTTTAAAGTATCAAACTTTTCTTGTAATACTCGAGGGTCCTTATCCTCAAGCTTATATTTTATCGTCAGCTCCCGAGGAGGATATTTAACATTGGTGATCACTCCTCCCACCTGCATTTCTTGTGATTCAAAGCTGAGAGAATACATTTCTCGTCCCTCAACGGCCAACGTCTGGTAACCTTCGATGAGTTCCTCTAACCAAGTCCCATCATAACTCATGGCACTAGTTGGGATAAAAGGAAGGTTGCGATAATGTTCCTGTTTTGTCGTATCTCTAAACTTATACATTTCTACCTCCTAAAATTCCAAATTTAAGTTAATTGCTTGGCCTTGTGCATTGGAAATGTCATCCACAAAGGCTTTAAAGTTTTGGTTCCCAAGCTTTACATTAAATAAAGCTGGTTGTTTCCCTTGGTTAAGGTTTACATCATGAGAAACTTGACTACTGATTGAGCGATTAGCAGCCGCAACGTTTGCCCCAATATCCACAGAATAGTCAGAATTAATTGCATTAGCAATCATATCACCCATTCCTGAAACATTGGATTGAACATCACGGAAACCTCCAGTTAAACCAGAATTCAAACCATTCATAATGGCATTACCAGCGGGAGTTAAAAGTTTTCTATCCTTACGGATTGGCCCTTTATGCTCACGAATCCAATCGCCAATTCCGCTGATAAATTTCATGCCTTCTTTCCACTTTTGTTTTAATCCTTTGACAAATCCGTCAATGATAGCCTTCCCAATATCTAGCAAGTTTACATCTTTTAGATTGTTAAATATATTTTTAACATTATCAATCAGATCGCGAACGCTTTTTTTCAAACCATCCCAAATTCCTTTGAGACCGTTAATCATCCCGTTCCACAAATCAATTGTGCCTTGTTTGAGATTTTCCCAACCTTGTTTGACACCATCAACTATGCCGTTAGCTGAGTCAATAACCCATTGCTTAAATGCTGCCCAAGTGTTCTTGACCAATTGAACTGTTGCATTCCATAAATCAACGGTTCCTTGTTTAAGAGAATTCCAACCATTCACAATTCCGTCAACAATAGACTTAGCCATATTAATGACCCATGTTGTGAAAGAATCCCAAAGATTTTTAACTGTATTTACAAGCGTTGTCCAGATATTAGAAACGGTTTGACCAAAAGCGGAATAGAAACCAACAACAATTTGAACAAATGTACTGACTATTGTTTTGATACTGTTAGTTAAAGTGTTCCACAGCATGATTGCATCATTTTTTAGTTGTGTAAAGTTTCCTGTGACTAAATCTATAAGTAGCAAGACTGGCCCCATAACAACCGTTTTTATCAATTCCCATGCTGCACCAAAAATAGTTGAAATTTGGCTCCATAAACCTGTGAAAAACTCTATCATAGGTTGGAAAACATTTTTTATTGATTCTACAAAAGGTGCAAGAGTTGTCGTTACAGTTTGCCAAGCACTGGCTAAACCGCTTATTGTTCCGTTCCAAAGATTAGCAAACCATTCCTTGACACCGTTCCAAGCATTTTTCACACTATCAACGGCATCTTTAGCACCTTGGATTGTTCCATCCCAAAGCCCAATAGCTCCATTTTTCAGATTATTCCAGGTGTCAGAGAACCATTGGGTAATATCTCCCCATTTTTCCTTTATAGCATCAACTGCATTGGTAGCAAATTTGCTTATATTCCCCCAAACTTCCTTACCAAATTTCATGATTTTATCCCAGTTTTTGTATAAAAGGTAACCTGTTAAAACAAGCGCTGCGATAACAAGCCCTATCAAAATCACTTGGTAGCTTATTGCTCCAATTGAAGAACCAATTAATTTAAGACCACCAGATAGCGCCATAAAACCTATTTTTGCTTTCTGTAGCATTATCACTGTTTGTCCAAATATTAGCAATAATGGACCTATTGATGCCACTATTAGTCCAATAACCACAATCAATTTCTGAACTGGTTCTGGAGCCGAAACAAATTTCTGAACTAAACCAGAAATGAAATCTGCTACCTTTCTAACTGCTGGAGCTAATATTTTTTGTATCACAATAGCTGCAGACTCAAATGCACCCATCATTTGTTCTAATGATGAATTCATATTGTCCTGCATAGTTCTAGCCATCTTGTCGGCTGCACCATCGGAATTTTTAAGAGATTTAGTAAGACTACCTAGTTTATTGGGACCCTTATCGATAAGTGCCATCATACCAGATAAAGACTCTTGACCATATAAAGTTACTAACGCATTTTGTTTCTGCTCAGGCGTTAAATCCTTAAACGCATTTTGTAACATTCCTATTTGATCTTTAAGTGGCTTCATCTTACCTGATGAGTCGTAGAAACTTAAGCCTAGTTTATTCATTACACCAATCATAGGCTTAGTTGGTTTAGCTAGACGAGAGAGTGCGCCACGAAGTGTTGTACCTGCCTGTGAACCTTTAATACCTGCATCTGACATAATACCAATTGCGGCTGCAGTTTCTTCAAGAGATAATCCCATAGAATTTGCAACAGGCGCAATATACTTCATTGCATAACCCATATCTCCTACTTCAGCATTAGTATCAGCCGCCGCTCTCGCAAATACATTCGCAACATGTCCAGATTGACTAGCATCGAGGTTAAATCCTCTAAGAGCCGTTGCTGCATTCTCAGAAGCAAGTGCGACATCACCACCAGATACGGCTGCCAAGTCAAGAAGACCAGGCATTGCTACCATGATTTCCTTTGAATCAAAACCTGCAGAAGCTAAGTTTTCCATACCTGCCGCAGATTCTTTTGCACTAAAAGCCGTTTTTGCACCTAAATCAATAGCTTGTTGTCTTAAATCATCGAATGACGATCCTGTCGCTCCAGAAATAGCTTTAACACGGCTCATTTGTGCTTCAAAATCTCCACCTATTTTTGCAGCAACTACGCCTAAACCAACAATTGGAGTAGTGACAGTCTTAGTTAATGTTTTACCTGTACCTTTTGTGACTTGTCCTACTGCAGACATCGTGCTACTAGTATCTTTTTGAAAAGTTTGAACTTGCTTTGCAGCATCTTTAAAGGTACTAACGAAACTGTTGTCAGTGGCTTTTAAATAGGCTTGTACACTAAATGTTTCCATATTTTCCTCCTTTCCTATTTATTCGCTTTTTTGAGGAGCTGCATTAAACGTTTATCTGGTTCAGCTTTTTTAATTCCTAATATTTCACTCTCTATTTTTTCTTTATCAAAGAACTGTTTAAAGTTGCGATATATAGGAACTTCTGCCTTTCCTCTTGTTTTAGTTGCTTGTACTTGCCAATTCGCCCAAGCTTGCTGATGAATAAGCTCTTCCTGATCTAATTTTTTTAAAGCTATAGCGGTCATCCTTATTGAGTATTCTCTAATAGTCATACGCTCAAAATCAAGAAGACTGGTTAAATCAAAATAACGGAAGGCATTCAGCATCATTTCGTCATAAACTACTTCTGAATTTAAGCGTTTTGATCCGCTTGCTGAGCTTGCGCCACTCGCTCCTCGATCATTTTCATTGCCAGCTTTCCCGCATTACTTTCAGAAAGTTCTTTCAAAACATCATCAAATAGTTTTTCAATGTCTTCACATTCATCGATGAAATCATCAATAACTCCTTGCGATATTTTTGGTGATTCAGTACGATTTGCAACATATAAAATAGTCGCCAAAGCGTTTATGTTTGCTGATTTAAGTTCCGGAATAAATTTCGCTGAAAGACCCATACCAAATGCGATGCCTTCTTGAATAATTGGGAAAAGTTTATCAAGTTCTCTGACAAATTTGGTTCCGAATTTGAATTCATATTGTTTACCATTAATTGTTAATTCCATTTTGATTTCTCCTTAAAAAAATAAAAGAGAGACTCAGCTCTCTTTTAACTCTTTGTTTATAATTCATCGTCCCCTATGGTCGAGTTGCTTGAGCGGCTACGGGGCCATTAGGGTGTAGTTTCTTTCACTGTATCTTTGAAGACATACTGAACAACATCGGCTTGTTCATCAGTAAGCGTGGCATAGCCTTTTTGAGGTTTACCAAACACTCCAAATTCCAAGCTTAGCTCAAGCGCATCTTCAGAGTTAGGTTCATAAGAAAAACTTGTAAGATAAGCACGAAGATATTTCGCTTTGTATTTATCTGCATTCTCCCCTGTCCCTTTTTCAGCTTTATCAATTTCCCAAACTTCAAGAATTTCTGCATCGTCAAATGCTTGGTCCATTTCGTCAAGATGTGGGTCCCCATTTGCCGCAATAGATGTGGCGGACAAACTATATTCAACTTCCGCAAGAGCGCCAACCGGTCCATCTTTGGTTGCTGTAGTATTGTAATCTCGAGTTTTTTCATTCGAGTGTTCGGTTTGGAATGCGAGTTTCCAAGCAGCTTCTTCTGTTGCTTTACTACGTAAACGATAGAGCAAGATAATATCTTTACCCTGTTTGGCTGTTAATTCTGCCATATTAAATCTCCTATCTTAATCTAAATTCTAAGTTTATCAACGCTCTTTTGAGCGGTGTATTTGTTGTTGTATCGTCCAACATTTGAATGGTACTTGATTGTAGATTCAAAGCCAAAGAATAGCCCTCTGTGGCATTTATATTCAATGCTTGATTAAATATATTGCTTGCCATGTCAGACACCTCTTTGCGCTTCTTCTGTAAGCCCCAAACGGATAATGAAAGACTTACCGTTCCTTTAATATCTGTTTTGTTTGGTTCATGAATGGTTTGAGTATTCTCCAATTCAACAAATGGATAATCTACTTCATTCATTGGCTTATAATCATAAACGGTATACCCCAAGGCTTGAATACGCTTGAACAATTCATCAAAGATAGATTGGTCTCTTGTCTTTATCATTTCAGCAACCTCTCTAGATCATTGATAAACACTCCTTTTTGTACGTCAAAAGATGGTTTAACGAATGGTTGTGCTGTTTGAAATCTTGTTCCGTATTCAACATAGGCCGAGTAATCTGTATGAGGTCCAGCTTCGCCACTAAATCCACCATCAGTAATCTCCATCTTAATTGACCGCTTCATGTTACCAGTATCAACAGGAGAAAGTTTCTGCATTTTAGCAGTCATATCTGCTGTGTTAGATTTAACAACGTGCTTTACATCTTGCAAAGTCGCTGCTTTATCCAAATGCTTTACAAGCTGGTCTATTCCCTTGAATGATAGATTTGCTTTCATCCATTTACCTCCTGAATAATGAAAGTGTTGCGATCACTCGGATTGCGATAGGTCGTTAAGGCCCACTTTTTATTATCAAACTCAATGTAATCATATTCTGGCATAGTAAAAAGAGGCATCATTCGCATGACTTTTGCCCCTTGCTTAATATCTCCAAAAACTTTTACACTTCTGTCAGTTCCAATATCAGTGATATTTGCACTAAAAATTGTTTTAGTAGGATGTTTTTCAACCCATTCGCCTAAATCGGGGTCATAATGTGAGTCGGACGATTCTTTGATAAAAGTAACTTCATCTAAATATCTCAATAAAATCTGAACCTCCCAATCTTCTTATCGCCCTCAGCTTCTTTTGATTTTCGCCATGATTCAATTTCATCGGCATACTCATCAAAATCAGATTCTGAAAAAGTCATACTTAGCCCTTCTTGTGAGTAGGACTGCATGCCTTCTTGTCCGATACGATTAAAACGCTTCAAGGAAACGTCCAAAACAACATATTCGAGTTCTGACGGTACTTCTATAAGGCCAGAACCAAGAATAAGCAATAAACGGTCACGAGTGCGTTTTTCGATTATTTCCAAGCGCTCATCTAATGAACCGCCCAAAAGCTTTTTTAAATCATCAGTGATAGCCATTTAACCACCTACTTCTTTTTCTCGTCCACACGTTGTAGGAAAGATTGGTCTAAGTTTTTCTCGACTTCGTCGGCACGTTTAACCGTCATATCGATGATAGACCCCTTTTCATACAACTCTTTTGTGTGGACGTCTCGGAAAGTCTTCTTTACTTCAAACTTAGCCATAATATCCTCCTTAACCTGCTGGTGTCAATTTAGCTTTCAAAATTGCTTTCTTATTCTTTTCAGGAAGATATTTGCCGTATTTAGCTGCAGCTTGGAGAGCAGTACCTGCAAAATCTTCTGAATCCATTGCACGTGTAACTTGAATACCTACGCCAGCTACACCAACATTATCAGCAGCAAAGTAAGCTACTTCATTCGTTTGGAATTTTTCATCAGGAAGTTCAGATAAAATGAAGCCTTTAAATTTATAAAGAGTTTGTTCATCTACATTTGCGCTTGAATTTTTAGCAGTTGTTGCAAGTTTAGAGTCAACAAGCAAGTCATAGACGTCAGCATTAACATAAGCAACCCAAGGAACTGCAGTAGAAACATTATTGTTTACAAATTTCTTGTGAGCATCAGAGAACAATTTAGTTACTGAATTCTCATCCAAAAGCGCAACTTCCAATGCTTCGCTGGCACTATCTGATAAGAGTTTACCAAGCAATCCATCGACATGTTGAGCCCAAGCTACACCATGGAGCGCTAAACGTTCTGCCACAACTTGGTCTTTAATGTCATTAACTGTGAAATCATCAATCCCTTCGTTAATTGCCAAAGGAGCATCGTAACTCACTTGTTTGTTTACAGACTTAACTTCTTTACGAGGGCCGAAGCGTGAAGTATTACCTGTTCCAGTTCCAAAACCAACATTTGCGTCAGTAGAATAGTTTTGGATAACTACATCAGTGTCACTTACTTTGAGTTCCATAAAAGTATCATTTTCAGTGACGCCATCTTTTACTTGAAGGACTCCACCAAAAGCACGCAAGAAAGCTGATTTTTTTGCGAAAAGTTCTGGTAACATACCAGCGTATTGTTTTGTGAAATATTTAATTGCCATAATTTAGATCTCCTATTATTAATATTTGGCTGCCGCTTGTTTGAAAACATCGACATCGGTATTATTTGGAACAGCCTTAGGCGTTGTTCCTGTGTTTCGTGCTTTTTCCCATTGTGAGCGTTGATTATCAAGCAAATTGAGGAAAGTTTTTACATTGCTGTAAGTTTTTTCTTCATCAACATCAACTAACAATCCTAACTCTGCAGCACTTAAAGCAATCCCACTTTCTTTCAACACTTCATCAGCTTGGCTGGTGATATTTGAAATTTTGATTTGTGCTTTAAGGCTTGCGATCTCATCGTCTTTAGCTTTTTGAAGTTCAGCAGCTTTTTCTTCGTCAGATTTTTCTTTAACTGACTTTTTGCTACCTTTTTCAAGTTCTTCAATACGAGCCAGCGCTTGTTCAAGCTGTGTTTTTGTTTCATTTTTTTCAGCTTGTTCTTTACCAATTCGTTTTTGAAGCTTTTCGACAATTTTGTCATTGTCAGTTGGCTCATCATTTTTGCCACTTCCTTGCTCTCCGTTCCCTGGAGGATTTTCTCCTGGATTAGGTTCTCCTTGTGGATTTGGATCAGGCGTCCCTGATTCTCCGTTTGGATCATCAGCAAAAAGTTGCAAATTAAGGGGTAAAAGTTCTGTTTGTTCCATTACTGGTTCCTCCTACTCGCATTTAAAGACTTGGGAGTCTGATTTTTCTCGTGTTTTATTTAGTGTCCACAACATTCGGAAACGGACATAAGAAAAGCGCCTGTCAGTGGCAAACGCTTAATTTCTAGCATCAAGTTTTCCTGCTTTTATAATATCTCCAAAAATATCATCCACAGTAATATTTTTCAGGCCATCTGTTTTTATTTTAAAATTAATATCTGATTTTTCTACATAATCAATATCAATGGATAAACGTTTTGAACCATCTCCGTAATTCGTATTGTTTACAGAAATACCAGTAATTTTTTGATTAGCTACATCTCCCAATAGGTCATTTGCAAGAACAAATAATTTTTTATCATTTTTATTCATTGAAATCTATCCTTTTCTTTTATTTCGCAATTCTTCAATCGCTTGGTCAGCTTCTGCTCTATCGTCAAACGCTTGTTTGTATTCGTCTTGATCTATTGCCCCACGTTTTAATAAGCTATCCCAGAAAGATTTATCGTCTATATAAGGCGCGGTGCTACATCTGCAAAACGGGTGCATGTTTGGTGCATTTGTTCCAGGAGACATATCATTGACTTTAAATGTTCTACCATTCAACGCTCCGCAAATTGGGCAAGCATTAGGTTCAGCGATATATTTATATTCTTCAATTTCAGCCCTTTTGTAGCTATCTTCTTGTATTGAAGTTTGTACTCTGGTTGTCTCCGTAACTAATAAGCGTTGGGCATAATAAGTCGCATTTTGCTTTCTTTTTTCCGTCATCAACCTTTTCAAAGGTTGTGCGAGTTCCTTTGGATTCTTCCCTTGGGTAACTGCTCTAATTAGTAATTTTTCAAGGTCAGCTTTCAATTCAAACTGATACTGCCACAACTTATCGGAAAAACTAGCAAAATTATCTGCTTGAAATCCGCTGTTGACAACGGCATCTATTAATGATTTGTAACCTGTTTTTGGCACGCTTAGACCTAGAATACCCGCTTGCCTTTCAAATTCATTTAGAGCAGCACCAGTGAGCGTATTTGAGAAGTATTTATCCAACTCATCGAAAACAGCAATAAGCTCTAAACCTATATTTGCTTTCAACAGCTCCAAACGGTTTACTCGCATAGTTAAATTATAAAGTTTTAATACTTCGTTAGCTCTATGCGAGAAATCTTTGGTTTCTACATACTTTTTAGCTTTCTTACCAAACGATTTAACATCCATCTTATCCGCACGCTTCATGGCTTCACTAATAGAAATTCCTTGACCATTCGCAAAGTTCTGCCAGTTGGCATTGATTTCTTTTTGAATAGCTTCCTGAGCATCAAATAGTTTGTTCATGATTTGCTTCATTCGCTTGGTGTCATCTTTGATTTGTTGCGCTTGCCATGCTTGCTCACGTTTAATCCAATAATCCGGAGTTTTCATAAGCTACTCCTTATTTGCTTCAGGAACTTCTGGTTCATTCTCACTAGGTTGCTTATCCTTGTCAAAGATAGCTGTAGAAGCTTCTTCTTTTTTGATTTTTTCCATTTCAGCTTGAACATCTGGAATAACAGAGATGACACTTAAAGCTGTTTCTTGGCTAGTAATTCCCATAAGAACATTAGCAGTATCTGCTTGCTCTTTAATATCTTTAGGCTCATTACGAGTGAATGTGTACTCAATATCTTTCCAAGCATCTTTGTTTGAAACGTTCGTACTTAACTCACAAAATAGTTTGTATCGACTATTCAAAGAAGATTGAAACTTACGTTGAAATGACAAAGCTAGGTTACTCATTGCTTGAAGCTTGTAAGCTAACGAAACACCGCTTGATGACCCGAAAGATTCATCAGAGATATTCGCAACCATTGTTGTTTGGAAGATTAACTTAGTCAGTCGATCTAATAGATTTTCTGTTTGAGAATCACTATCAGGTTTTTCTAAGAATTTAACATCTACTTTTGAAGCAGAACCGCTTTGATTATTCTGATTCTTATCATAATAATTAATTAGGCGATTATCTCTGATGTTTTTAGCATCTTCTTCGTCTATTTCTGCTCCCATGAAAGCCAAATACTGATCACTGAAATAATCAACGTCATTTGCTTTTTCACTAATTGCTTTATTGTAAGCATTAACCAAAGAAACAACAGACTCAAAGATACTCATTCGTTCTTCATTAAAATAGAATTCAACGACTGGTAAATCATCAAAAGGATTGGGCCTTTGTTCAGTCATATTATAAAATCCCGGTGTTCCATTCAAAGCGTAGATAGTATCTTTTGTATAAACCTCCCCATAAAGCTTGAAGTCATCATCATAGCCATAACGTACAGCGAATAAAGGTTCTTGTTTGATTGTATCATCATACACCATGAACATATTTTCAGGATTATTGTAAATTACGTTTGTTTGTGTATCCTCATCTTGATAGAGAAGTTCAAAAGCTCGGCCATAAATGCAAGCCATTTTTGCAAGCTCTGATTCCTCATCTTCCATATCGTTCAAATTATCAAATTCTTGTAATTTTTTAAGAATTTCTTTATCCTTGTGAGTCTTTTTAATAGGTATACCGTTAAAGTAACCTGAAAAAGTATCAACGATATATTTAGTAAAGTTCACACTTAAACGATTGTCGGGTTTCCAAGGTTCTTTTGGATCAGCATAATCAATATCCATAATCCCAAGATACATATTTTTTAAGTACTCATACCGAGCAACCTCTAGTTTATGTTTCACCATGAACTTTGTAACAACTGTGTTTGTAATTGGCTCTTCCTTAGGAAAAGTCATTAACTTTGGTGGTTTATGTTTCAATTAGAAATCTCCTTTTATATCTTAAATGATTTCAATCCGGCCTTTGCCCTCTTGGTAGTCATTGTCTCAGCAATACCCGTTGTTGCATCGGGCGCATCATCATGTTTATTTTTACCTTCACGTTGATAAGTTGTCATTGCTTGATAATATTCTGGGAAACGAGTCCGCCAGTCATTCGGAAATCGAACATGCTGTTCTATCCAATAACTATTGGAATAAATCCGAGCTTCTTTATTATTTCCTTGGAAGAAATCTTCTACAGCACAAGCAACTTTGCCTTGAATCTTATCCCTGACAGAACGAGCAAAAGACCGACCGCCATTATTGCGCTCGATTCTTGATACATTTACTCTGTTATTAATTAGCTGATTGGCCACAGCATTTTCTGTGTATTCCATCGGATTTTGAGTGTAGATAACATCTAAGACGTCCGCATAACCATCGGCGGTCTCACCCCAAACGATAGAACATAGATAGTCTTTCCCAGTATCTGCTGTATCGCAATAGTTCCAAATCTTTTTATACTCTGAACGAGCATTGTAAGTTTGAAACTCTCCATATAATCGCCCTTTTATATCGATCGGCTCTTGCTGGTAGTTGGCGCTGGCAATATCAGCACCCATTGTTTTCACTTTGCGTTTATAATCTTCAAGAGTCAGAACATCATCACAAAGCATTTCATTCGTTTGCTCATTGAAAGCCTTAAAATTAATATGCTTTACTCGATAGCCATTTTTAGGCAATTCACGCAAAACCCGTCCAGCTAAATCTTCACTATGCCAACGAGTCATATTGATTATGATTTTACCGCCTGATTCCAAACGTGAAAGCATGGTATTTACGAACCAGTCCCAATGTTTTTCTAATACTGTCGCATTGTTGGCTTCCTCAGCATTCTTGATAACATCATCAATGATAATAATGTCAGCACCAAAACCTGTTGCAGTACCTGTTGGAGAAGTAGCCAGATAGTTGTTATAACCGTCTGACAAACTCCAAAGATTTTTCGCAGCATCTCCATACTTAATTGCGGCATCGAAAATATCAGAATATACAATCTTACTTTCATCTGCTTTTTCTTCTTGAAGCGTGTTACGAACATTTTTAGAAAAGACAGTAGATAAAGTTTCGTTATATGAACCAGTCATAATTTTCTTCGTGTGGTCATTACCAAGCACCCACTCTACAAATTTACCGAGCGTGAGAGACTTGCCGTGTCGTGGCGGAAGATTCAAAACTAAAACATCGTGTTCATCATCATTTAGAAATGACTGAAACTCTTCACACATTGTCACCAGATAAGCTCTATCTCGTTTATAAAAGCTTGGCATGATAAGATTACAGTAGTCAAAGAAAAAACGCTTAGCCAGCTCAATTTTAGCTCCTAGCGCTATTTTATCCATCACGACTCGCCAACTTTCTAAGTTCTTCTGTTGTTAAATTTACAAAAGGATTAGTTTTGACTGAACCAGATAACTCAACTTTACTTGTGTAATCTCCATCCATTTTATTAAGTGTATCAATTGCCTTAATCATATCTGCTTCTTTTTCAGCGTTTTTAGCTATCTCTGATAAAGTGACCATTCGCTCTTTACGAGTCATTATAGCAGCGTCTTGAGCTTCTTCTTGAAGTTGTTTATACCTCCCCAAAACCTCCCTAAAAAGCTCGCTCGCACGATTATCAACTGTCTTATCTTTCCAACGCTTTGAAGCAGGAAATGCTTCTCTATAGGATTGTCTTTGACTCATGCCAGAAATCAGGCATTGAACAAACTTTTCATGTCTTGCGTTATCTAATACTGGCATTTTGTCTCCTTTCCAATAATAAAAGGCTGCCCGATGGACAACCTGTAATAAAATAATAATGTGACTGAGCGAGATTCGAACTCACGCCTCTGCATTAAAAGTGCAGTGTCTTAACCCCTTGACCATGCAGCCACTAATATGAAGCAAATTCAACCTTACTTTTCCGAAATTTGTGCTTTTGCCTTTTACTTCATAATACAAGTATATCAGTAAAAACAAGGGTTGAGGTGCCAATTTTAGGCAATTTCTATTCTTTTTTTGCCCATTTTGTCCCCCTTAAATTAAGTGAATAACAAAAGAGTAAATGTCATTCCTAAATTTATAATAAGCAGCTTTAGCTTTCTTCTGTGGAACTTCAAATCCTTGGGCATCCAATTCTTGCATCACTTGATACCAGTATCTGCCATTATATCCTTCACATTTTAGTCTTATTACCTCCTTTTCAACTTGAATCAAAGGTAGATACCAGATATCTATTTGTTTTATCAATTCTCTTAATCTGATTAATTCCTCATCATTTTCAAGCGCTTCTTTATTTAAGACATGGCTTAGTTCCTCAGAACCACCAGAATAAGCTGTACGAATGCCTAAGTTATCTACTTTTTGTTTATAAAGATATCTACTCTCAATTGATTTTATTCTGGCTTCAAGTCTGCCATTTACGTAATCTCCAATAATTCTATCTAACTTATCAGCCATTTATCAGTCTCCCTTTATGGTATAATAGTGTTAGATAAATCCTTTAACAAAGCCCGTTCCCAGCGGGCTTTTTGTATTACCACAAAATCTGAATGTAACATTTATAAGTCTTCATCCCCAAAATGTTTTCTCCTCGAATTTCTTTTAGTTTTACAGTAAATCCTTCCCCAAGTTTTTCTTTTAGGAGAGATAAGGTTTCGTTGTTACTAAGTCTCAATCGCAAATAACTATCACGTTCTTCGCTTACTTGGATTCTAAAACCTGTATAACCCTTCATAGCAGATTTCTTAATATCATTTTCTAAATCAATTTTGCGATACCATCTTTCGAACCATTTTTTATGAGATTCTTTCTGAGATGTTTTGATTTCATCAATCAGTGTCATTTTCCCTCCAGTTGAGTTTAGCGAGTTCCTAGCTCAGTTTTTTTGCGTTCAATCTTTCTCAAATAAATAGAGAATCATAATCAAGATATAAAGGAATTGCCTAGTTTCAACTAATCCCCAATTTCTTGAAATGTAATCAAATATGAGGTAAAAGACTGATAAACAAGTTCCTCTTATTAGTCCTTTAATAATCTTATCTTTCATCTCCACCTTAATCCATATGTTTATCAAGCCATTTTGCAGGGAAAACGTTCTCCGACTCGTCAAGGGCAGAGCGGTTGAAGCGTTTTTCTGTAATGTAGCAACGCCGACAAAATCGTTCCTCGTGAGTGCTAAATAAATTAACTCTCCATTTCGACCACTTATGCCCGAACAGCTTACACAAAAGTTTCATTCAATCCCTCCCCACCAATCACACACTTTGATGATCAGCGATATTAGTTTGTCGGTCATTCAAATCTCCTTGCTATCTCGTAAATAACTGGTACTGTCACACTGTTACCAGCTTGCTTGTATAGTTGACTGTTTGAGTTTACTTCTTGAGCCTTTTCAAAAGCCCAATCAGGAAAACCCTGCAGTCGCCAACATTCACGAGGTGTCAGCTTTCTAATTCTCATACCTGATTTCAGCAAATTATTTTCGTGCCAGGAATTAGATGATAATGTCGGTGCAACTTCATGTTCTCCACCTTTATTAAAACCTCTTGGCTTTTGAACAATTTTAGGAATATTTCCACTTCCCCCACCTGCTTTTAATGTTCTTGCTAATCCTTCAACATCAAAAACATTTTGTTCAAAATGCCAACCATTTTTTGTTTTACCTTTTAATGGGTTTTGAACGATAACTGCTTGGTTACAAGAGGTATCTAAGGTTTGAGCGACTTGTTTGCCCACTCTGCCACGTCTAGTTTTACTATTTGGAAGAGAAAAGTTGATGCTGTCACCTTGTTCTGCAATAGCATAGCCTTGTTTAGTGGCTTCTTTAATTTTTATTGCAATCTTAGGTTCTCGCCCTCCGCCTTGCATTGTATTTAAAGTTGGGCTTAATCCTTCTGGTGAATAAACACGATTAGTTTCACGAGGCATACCTGATTCTTTGTTTACAACATCAATAGCCCCTGAGTTTTCTCTGGTGATAGGAAATACTTCTCGTCCACGTTCTCCTCTAAGATGTCCGATAATGAACACCCTCTCTCGGTTTTGTGGAACTCCGAAATTTTTGCTGTTAAGTATCTGCCATTCTGCATCGTACCCCAGTTCATTAAGGGTGGAAATGATAGTTCTAAAAGTTCGCCCTTTGTCGTGAGATAAAAGCCCTCTAACGTTTTCAAGGAATAAAGTCCGTGGTTTGATTTGTTCAGCCGCTCTGGCAATATCGAAGAATAGCGTCCCACGAGTTTCATCAAGGAATCCTTTTCTTTTTCCTGCGATGGAGAAAGCTTGGCAAGGGAATCCTCCGCAAATAAGCTCAACTGTTCCTCGTAAGGCTCTCCACTCTTCATTGCTGACTGTTGTAATGTCATGATATTCTCGTTCTCCTTCTGTGTTGTGAATAGCTTTATAACTCTGCCGGGCAAACTTATCGATCTCACAAAAGCCTACACATTCATGTCCAGCTTGTTCAAGTCCAAGTCTAAATCCACCAATTCCGGCAAATAAATCTAAGAATTTCATCCCTCCACCACTTTCACTAAATCAACTCCGAGGGCTTTGCTAGCGTATCTACGCTTACTAATTATCGAAAGTTTTAACTTAGTTTCGTTTGATAACTTCCGCCCTAAGCAGTTTTTATTACCTTTTAAAGATTTTGAAATATTTAAATTTCGAGAACCATAATTAGCATTTTCTTCAGAGGTCATCCATTCTAAGTTTTCTACTCGATTGTCAGTCCTAACTTCATTTTTGTGATTGACTTGAGGTTTGTTAGCATGATTAGGAATAAATGTTTGTGCCACCAATCTATGTACCCTTCTAGTTGATGGTTTATTATTTTTGTACAAAACAACTAATTTGTACCCATCTTTATCAAGACCTGGACTTAAAAGTTTATTGCTTTTGATATTTTTTACGTTACCTAGATTAGAAACAACATAATTTTCATAATCTAAAATTGGTCTCCAGATTTCTTCACTCATCGCCGCTCCCTTCATACTTCGTGTAATTGTCCCAGCATTCTATCGAACAGAAAGGATAAAGCATTGAAAAAAAGTCATGATTAACTTCAAAGTCTTTACCACAAGTTTGGCATTTTTCTTTACTCATCATCCCCTCTAATTGCAGATAGTGCATCAATCCAAACTGTGCATCTTGCTTTATCATTTCTTCGTCACCGATTTCAGAAATTCTTTTATTGTCCATCGCCGCTCCAATCGCTGCGAGTGCTTCAAATGCCTTATGAGCTGGGAATAACAACTTCAACTGGCTTTCACAATGTGAACGTGCTGATTCGTTCATTTCACTATTAAGAAATCTATCCATCTGTTTTTGATACATTTTTTCTGATTCTGTCAGTGCCTTTTTCGCAGTGTTAAGCTGTTCTTGGGGTTTCTGATTTTTTAATTCTCCCTGTAAAATTTTCCTGCTAAAATCTTTAAGCTCTGCCACTCGAATTTCTTGGATTTTTTCAACCGAAAGTTTGTCAGTGGTGGAAGAATTGTCGGAGCATTCGCCACACAAGCTATCGTCAGTTGCATATCTTCCTATTGTTCCTTTTCCACAATTTGGGCAAATCCTATAATAATTCATTTAACCACCTCAATTCCAATAATCACAAGGCCATCGGGTAATCTATCAGATTCAAAGCGATTTTTCAAAATACTAATAAAGTCCTCATAACTATTATTTCTCCCAGCAGCTTCAATAATAGGCATTAGTTTTTCTTCAAATACTGAAATTCCACCTTCATTTACTTCTGATGCTGGTAGAACGCAAGTGATTTTAGTTTTCAATGTATCTGCATTCTCTTTGTCTGTAATTTCCAATAATCCCCAAGGTCCATCTCCATCAAGAAACACTTTAGTCTCACGATAATAATTTCCAAGCTCGAAACATATTAATTCCAATGTATCCCCGACTTCAAGGGTAGGAACGCTATTGATAATCATGATATTTTCTGTTTTTAATTTTGTACTACCAAAAATTGTAGTGCCCAGTTTTAATTCGTGTGTTTTCATTTTTCCACCTCAATCTGTTCGTACGACCCAGTCTGCATGCTGTCTATTTCTTCTTGGGTGAAGGTAGTTCCACCCCCAAATCCACAAGCTTTTTTGTTCTCTACATCTTCGTATCTCAAAGTTGTATCATCCATTGATAATCCAGTATAAGAACGGAGATATTTTCCTGTCAGCTTATTTTTCAAATAGAACAGCTGCGGTTTTTCGACTTCATAGCCTGTAATAGCTAAATGAGAAAGTATAAATAACTTATTATTTAGACCACCAAAACCGAATCGTCTATCTTTAAATTGAAAATCATTCAACCATTTATAACCTTTGTTTGTCAAAATATCATCTAAGTCACTCAATGTACTGTTGTTATGGCTTTTCAAGTATTTAATAGCTTTATCAACATCTTCAGGCACGACTGGCAGGGCTTGCTGTTGGAGTTGAGATTTTAAATTAGATATTTCTTCTGCTAGCTTTTTATTTTCGTCCATTAGATTTTCATTTGCTAGAACATAACTACCTCCAAGCTCCACCAATTTTTGAACATGTTCATCTGAACGCCAGTTCTTATATGTATCAAAAATCCAGTCTGTTTCGATATAAGTTTTTCTAGTCATGGAACAACCAGATTGAGTAATATACATAGGTACTTGTTCTGAATCCAATTTCTTTTTTAAATCTTCTTCAAATTCAGTCATTTTTCGTGTCCTCAAAATTCATTTTTTCTCATATTTTCGATTGCCATTTGTGCTCTGATATTTCTTCGCAGCCGTCTATCTTCTTTACTTTCAAATTCACGCTGTTCTTCCTCAAATTCCTCAAGCTTCGACTCTTCAAGTTTGAATCCGGGACGACTTTTGCGATATACATCTATTTTCACTCTACGCTTTCCAACTTTTATTGCGTATGTGATATTCTGCTCTACAAGTTCAACAATGGGCTTTTTTGATTGTCTGCCCCAACCATAGATTGTAGTTTTGTTTTTACCGAATTTCTCAGCTAGCTCTACTACAGTTCCTTTGCCTAAGCACTTACTCCCTTTATAAACTTCATAGATGGTTACAGTTTTATATTCCTGTCTTATCATCATCCTTTTTACCCTCCCAACCTTTTAATCTTGCTTTCCATTGCTGCTGTAACCAGTCTTGATCTGCATCTTTTACTGAGTATTTTTTGTCTAAATCTCGATCTCTGTAGGTAAGAACATTTTTCTCTTTTTGTGACGTCATTAAACACCTCATAATTTAGTCAATCCAAATAATAGACTTTTATTTTAGTTACTTTTTTTCTTTTTATTCCATCAACCATCTGTTGGGCTATTTTTTCAGGATTACTTCCAGAGTATGATTTCTGATAAATAGAAACGTATCCATCTTCTTCTCCGTAATCCTTAACTTTTATCTCATAACTTACTAAGATGGAATCAGTGGGTTCAATTGTCTTAATTGTTACTTGAAATCTTCCGTCTTTTTTGGACTCAAGTTTTTTATCTGATAAGTTGATTACTTCCATAACCCACCTCTTATTTTGCGTTTTAAGCGCATTTTATTATTTTGTGATTAATCTATCGTGATAAACTTTAAAAGTTAAATGTAACCGTAATTTTCATGAATTAGAGCTATTCAAATACAACTACTGATCCTGTCAGTTGCTTATCCATAAAATTAAACAGTTGATTCCAAGTCATATCTTTTCCGTTATTGAAAACAGATTTAATATCTCGATAAATTTCAACCAGTTCATGGCTTCCTTTAGTCCGGACTGTGATATATACTGAATCACTTCCATGCCCTTTACGCCTTGCTTTTTTAGCTAAGTTAAACAATTTAACAGTTGGTATGATTCTGAATGCTGTCATCCTTACACCTCTGTAATTTCAATTTCTATTCTGTTTCTCTCATCATTAACCTTTTTAGCTTCAAGCCATACGATCTGGCTGTCGTCACTGTAATAGCACAACTTAGTCATATAATCTTGTAAGTTTTTCATAAGATTGTCTAAGTCAGGTCTGCTTGTTTTCCATTGCCACCAGCGCTTTTCTTGCTTAATTGCGTAGAAGAAAGTAACAGATAGCTTCAAAGGAACATTTTTTTCAAAGCATTCTTTCGGCTTATGTTTCATGAGTTGAGCTTTAAGACTATAATTGTTTGTTCCTCGACGGTCATAGAATTGAAGTTTCCCATTCACTTTTTTAATTCCTTTTTGTTGCTGAGTAGTCGGCATTTTATCCAATTCAAATTCAAACTTCACTTGCTTCTCCAAATCTAGTAATTGCTGGCATATCTGCCATATTTTTAAGTGCTGATATTACTTCAAACGGCTGCTTTTGCATCAGTTTATTTTTCTTCATCCTACTCAATGGGTAATGTTGCTCTTCCCAATGCTTGATTAAAACCTCATTCATTTGCTTTTCCTCTTATCTGTGATTCCTTCAAATTTCACAACGCTGTTTTTTGAACCTTCCATAATCCGAGAAACGATTTTATCATCGTATGCCGTTTTCATCTCTTTTCCTGTTAGATTAGATGTAATTATGGTGTTTCCTTCTCTTGCATTGTAAATATTGTAGATAATCCCTTGAATCCAACTATTATCCTTTGAGAACGTGCTTTCTGTTCCTAAATCATCAATCACAAGCAAATCAACTGAACGCATTAATGTTGTCAATCTCTCTTCTTCTGCCTTTGTGTCGCTGTAATTCCAGCTATTCTTGATTTCACGAATCAGTTCGCTGATATTCATAAACAAGGTAGAAAATTTCTTGTCTTTGAGGTTTTCATTTACCTCTTGCAAGATTGCCATTGCTAAATGGGATTTACCTCTTCCAGCTCCTCCGACAAATACAGTATTAAACTGTTTACCTTCGGTGTACTCTCTGGCTATTCTTTTGGCTTGATTGAGCACGTTTTGTTCTTCGAGACCATTTACCCTAAAGGTATTAAAACGAGCAAACCACAGCGATTTTTGACCAACTAGGCTATGTGTTTTCAAAAGGTTGTATTTCCCATACTTACTATGATTAATGAAGTCTGAATTTGCCTTTTTTTCAGATCTTGACTGCTGCCGTTTCTGATAAACACCATCTTTTTCACATTGAGTACAGAAAGCCATGCTTGATAATTGCATCCCTTCCGATGTTAGATCGCCATGAATCATTGGATCATAATTTGTAGAAACAGGATGTGTATATCTTACAAGTTCCACATCTTGATGGTCTTTACAATACATTCCCGTTGGTACCGCTCGTTTGGTATAAAACCAGCGCATGTCATCATCTTGTTTTTGTCTCATACACTAGAATCCTAATTCGTCATCATATCCAGTTTCTGCCTTGACTTCTTCCTGGTAATCCATGAACATCATATTTGAAAGAAAGTTAACAGCATTCACACTATATTGCCCTGTTTCATCCTCAGGATGCTCATTTTGGTAAGATTGAATATAGTTTTTTGCACCAATAAGAGCTTGTTCTCTTTGAAAAGATGGGAGCTTTATAAACTCAGCAGTTGCAACAGCTCGTTTTGAACGGTTTTTACTTGAAAAGTTAATAAAAGTATCTAGAAATTCAGTAAGCAGAGAATCCGTGTCTCTATCTTTACCTTTATCTATATCTTTATCTTTCTCTAAACCTTTCTCTTTATCTTTCTCTGTATCTTTCTCTGTATCTGTGGCTGCGGAGTGGTTGTCACTTGGTATACCAAGTGGTGTACCAACTTTTTTTCCCTTAAATTGATAACCTTTGGCTTCTAATTCAGCTCTGGCAGCTTTATAATCAGTCTGCACGTAACGATCAGCACGTAGATTATTGTTTTTAAGCCAGTGAACAATAAAAACTAGCTTTCCATCTACTGTGAAATCAATAAAGTTCTTATCAGATAATATTTTTAAATCATCTTTACTTCCAAAACCAAGGTATCTAAGTTCTCTTTCAACGCTTGCTACGATTCCATCATCATCAGCAATCATTCCAAAATGAAAGTAAAGTAGTTGGCTTGATTGTGGTAAGTCTAAAAAATCATCACTTCTAACAACCTCTTGACTGAACATTCTTTTTTTTGCCACGATCACTCCTTTCTATAAAATTATTTTCAAGTTTTTAATTTCAAATCATAAAGCTGGCGATGAGTGGTTATGCTATTTAGCTGAATACTCATTGACTTTACGGCTCGTTCCGCCACCCTCCAGCATTTAGTTAGTTAGAACGGTAAATCGTCGTCATTGATTTCTATTTCATCTCCAATTTCTGGAATATCTTTAGACGGTTGTGAATTTGTACCAGTTCCTTTAGGTTTATACAAACGTTCAACGGTAGGAAACGCAAAATTATTATTCAAATATTGACCGTCTTCCTTTTGCTCAATTCGTCCACTAATCGTCAAAATATCTCCGTTTTCAACTCTAAAATTAATAAACGCTGATGCATAGACCCATTTACCAGTTGAATCTTTAATAATAGGAGTACTGATGACTTGCTTTTCTCCTTTTTGAGTGTTGACTGTTCTAGTATTTTTATCATTGACCTGAACTACTGTTGTTATAATACTCATGCTTTTTTCTCCGTGTTTTCGTTAATCCATTTTGCAATTTCTTTAATAGCTGCAGCTTTTGGTAATTTATTCCATTTAGTTAAAAGTTCCATAGGTGCTTCATTATCATTAGCAGCTTTCAAAGCTCTTTCATATTGATCGTTAAGTTCTGCAATTTTGGCTTGCTTTTCTCGTTCTGCTTCCACATCGGCTTTTTTAGCCCTATTTTCGCGTTCTGTGCGATTTTCGTTGCTGTCGCTATCCTTTGTGTCATCAATCAAGAACAAGCCGTTCATGGCGTATTTACGAGCGTATGAACTAGCCGTTCCTGTTATCTGGCTATCATCCATTCCTTTTTTATTGAGTGATTCTCTAGCATATCCAGTAACCTCGACCGTATCCTCACCGTCAGTAAGGATAACTTTAGCTTGAATATAGTAACGCTCTCCGATCTGCTCGACAATATCTGTGATTGTCATCAATAGCCCTTGTTCAGATAAAAGTGGTTTTACAGCTTCAAGGATATCTTCTGCGCTACGATAGTTATAATTACCAAAAGTATTTTTCTGTCCTTTGGGTGCTTTTAAGTCACGTTGTACGTTTAAAAGTTTTCTAGTAATATCTTTCATACATAATCAGCCTTTCTATACGTGCCAAGTGGCATACCATCCTCACTTAAATCGAATTCATAGCGTTCACCAGTAGTATAATTTTGACCACTAATCACATAGTTTTTCAGTTCTTCGCTATACTCAACCTTGACAGAACCCCTTCTCCAACGAACAAAGTCCAAAATTTCAAGAAGTCCTTCCATAATTGCGATTGTATTTTCAATGTCCATTTACTTTTTCTCCAGTGTCCACACAGCACTTTGAAACGGGTACCCTGATTCACTTGTTCCATTTTCAAGCTGTGTATGGAACTTGTATCCTTGTTTTCGTAGCTCACTGATTCTAGCTGGCGCTTCCCATATTCCAAGGAAAGTCAATGCCTCCCATCTTGTGAGTGAAGCGTGATTATCAAACCATGCCAAAATTCTTTCGTGCTGCGTTTGTCTTTGCTTTGGATCAATAATATTCGCCATATACCCTCCAATTTGCTATAATCGTGATAGAAACTTACTAAAATTTTCTACCTAGCTCCGTCTGCAAACGGGGCTTTTTTGCATTCATTCATCAATACACCTCTACAAGTACTCCACCAGTTCGAAGTGGTGTGAAATTCATTGTCTTACCTTTATAAAGCAAGGTATCAGCCGTGCGAGTGATAATCCATTTAGCACCATCAACTAATGAGTTGAATAATAAGGCATCTGCTTCTTCACTTGTTAAGATTGTGTTTTTCATTTTATTTTCTCCGTTTCTTTAACAGTTCCCAGTTTTCAGCAACCCATTTAATGATTGGATCTCGTGGAAAAGCTTCTTCAACATCTCCATTTTTTACAACTGGGAAATTATGTGCATAGCGATAATACTTATCAAATGTAGGACCACTTACTCCGATAAATTCAGCTGCTAGTTCCCGAGTCATAATCAGCGGATAATCAGAATCATTTTTTAGATTTTTTCTTAACATGAATTTTCCTTTCTAAACTAGTTTTAAACGATAATAAAAGGCAATATCTGACAATACTTCAAAAGCGGTTCCCCCACTTTCTTTTCCGCTAAGGATATTAGACATTCGACTGTCTGGGATCTTATTGCCTTTTTTAGAGGCAATCTCTGATAACCAAGAGTTTGTATAGCCTTTTCTATCCTTAAGTTCGTTGACAGCATTTCGCAACTGTTCCAATTTTTCTTGTGCCATGGTGCTCCTTTCTAGACTTTTATAAAAAAGTTAAAGAAAGTTTATAAAATATCTATATTTATGCTTGACATTTGAGTATCAATAAACTACAATAAAAGCATAGTTAAAGAGCCTGTAAAACACTTTATAAAACTAGCTTGGCGGCGTTGTTCATTTAGTATTTATTTAGGTTTTCTTTAAACTTTTTATAAACATTCTTTACAAAAACTATTATAGACTAACGATACGCTTTTGTCAACACATAAGTATCATTTTTCTACAAATATTTTTTGTATCATCTGTGAAAGGTTGATATAAATGGATTTATACGAAAAAATAAAAGAACTTGCTTCTCAAAAAAATGTATCAATTAGGCAAGTTGAGGAAAAACTAGGTTTTGCCAACGGCACAATTAGACAGTGGGGGAGAAAAAATCCTGGTGTTAATAAAGTAAAGGATGTTGCAAAATACTTTAATGTTTCAGTGGATTACCTTCTTGGTCTAGATGATAGTCAGAAAAAGAGAGAACCAGTTGACTTTGCTGAACTAGTTGATGACAGCAAAGTAAACTGGGATGAATGGGTTTCATTTGATGGAAAGCCATTGTCTGATGAAGTAAAAAATGCAATGAAGTTAATTCTCGGAAAACGTCTAGAAGACTAGCAAGGGGGCTCTATGCTTAAACAGGAAATTATAGAGCAAACTATTATTGAGATAGAAAATCACGGAATTGATGTCATAGGGGACGATTCTTTTCCACTTGATGCTGTGACCAATATTAGAAAAAAGATAACCATTTATAATCCGCAAATCGCAACTCCGTTTAAACTTACACATGAACTTATTCATATTATTAATAATGACGTACATAGATTTGATGATTGCGATTTTACCAGCCCGCAAGAAAAAAGAGCTAACACCGAAGCAATACTCAAGCTTTGGGGCATTTTTGAGGATCAAGGTGGAAATACTGAAGAATTATATCAATTCATCGAAGCGACTGGTTGTCCGGAAAAACTAACGAAAATTATTGTTCTGAAATCAAAGATAAAAACGTGGGACAAAGAGGAAATTCAATCTCAAGTTGTACACTACTTAGATAGAACTGATGATGATCCGGAAAGTTGGAACGTTTATAGTATAATGGATGCATGTCACATCGATCATAAATGGGAGTCTTTGGTTAAGAATATTATAGTAGAGCTAAATTCAAAAATTGGACTTCAAAAACAAGTAATATAAAGGACAACTTCATGAAATTTGGAATTCGTACACCAAGTGTAAAAAAGAGCATTAAGGCGAGAACTACTGGAAGAGTTAAAAGGCAAATAAAAAAGTCTGTCATACCTATGTATGGTGAAAAAGGTACTGGAATTTATAAGAACCCTAAAAAAGCAATCTATAACAAAGTTTATAACAAGACTAGTTTTTCTGCCGTTCCATCTCTATTTGATTTACCATCACTAAAAGGAGGGTTTGATACTTCAACTATAAAAAATATCTCGGATTTTCCAAAGATACCAAAGAGATATGTTCGTGTCCTTTCTGATAAAGAAAACAGAGTAGCCGTTATATTGATTTTTGTTTTCTTTGTTTCCTTTTTTATACCTGTAATTGCGATTCTCTTTATTGGAGCAATTATCGCTTTTATAGCAAGAATAATAACTAGAACACAAATAACAGTTTTAGATAAAAAGACTGGTGAGAAATCTACTATTTCTAAAATCCAGTTTTCAATTTTGGAAGAGGAATACAAAGAACGGAAGGTTAAATATTCAAAGATACCGCTAAGCGATCAACTGGATCTATACAATTCATATATCAAACAAGCCCTTGAATCTTCTCAAATAATAGAAACAACAGTGAATCCAGAAACATATTTTTCTCGTTATAAACTTCTTTTAGATAGACTAGATAAACTAATTTCTATCGCTGAGGATCCTCGATTATTAAGTGCGAAAGGTGATTTTACACAAGTTAAGCAAAAGCTGATATCTAATAAAGATGAAATTTCTAACAAATTTATTGAGCGTGCAAAGCTTAAAACTAAGATAGGAATGGCGACTTTAAAAACTGATCGAGGTAAAGAAAATAGGTTAAATAAATTGAAAGATGAACTTCTTTCTTACTCAGCTTATTTAAATCAACACCAACTTGAATATATAACAAATTGGACAATAAATAATATATAAAAAAAGCCGCCCCTACTTTGGCGAGCGGAGGGCGGCTTAAACACACATTTACAGTAAAAAAACTCATCATGAGTAGTTTTACTGTACTCAATTTTAGCAAGAAAGTGAGTAAAAATCAAATCATGGCAAATTTTAGAAAACGCGGTAAAACGTGGCAATATAGAATTTCATTCAAAGATAACAACGGTGTATACCAAAAAGAGGAGAAAGGTGGATTTAAAACAAAAAAGGAAGCTGAAGCTGCTGCTGACGAAGCCAAGAAAAGACTAAACAGCCATTCTGAATTTGATAGAGACATTACGCTTTATGATTTTTTTAAACATTGGTCAGAAGTCTATAAAAAACCACATGTCACAGAAGCCACATGGAGGACATATAAGCGCACTTTAAACCTCATAGATAAATATATCAAGGATAAACCATTAAGCTCAATAACGCCCACTTTTTATCAATCTGTGCTTAATATTATGGCAGAAACTTATAGACAGGAGTCAATGGATAAATTTTATTTTCAAATTAAGTCTGCAATGAAAATTGCTGTACATGAGAAAATAATCTCAGAGAACTTCGCAGATTTTACTAAAGCGAAATCTAAACTAGCCGCACGACCTGTGGAAGAAAAATTCTTGCATGAAGATGAGTATTTGAATTTGCTAACTGTCGGAGAAGAAAAAATGCAATATACCAGTTATTTTGCATGTTATCTGACCGCCGTTACAGGATTAAGATTTGCAGAATTACTCGGTTTAACATGGGATCACATTGACTATAAGCTGAAAGAAATATCTATCCAAAAAACTTGGGATTACAGTATTACAAATGATTTTGCTGATACTAAAAACGAAAGTTCAAAAAGAAAAATACCTATATCTGATAAAACTGTTGAACTTCTACAACAATATAAAGAAAATTATTGGCACGAAAACAAATACAATCGAGTAATATATAATTTGAGTAATAACGGATTAAATAAAACCGTTAAAAAGATAGCTGGGAGAAAAATACATCCCCATTCACTCCGTCATTCATTTGCTTCGTATTTAATTTATAAGGGTGTTGACCTTCTAACAGTTTCCAAATTATTAGGACATGAGAATTTGAATGTTACTTTAAAAGTTTACGCTCACCAATTAAAAGAGATGGAACAAAAAAATAATGATGTCATCCGAGGGATATTTGATAAACTTTGA